CCTGGCTCGGCAACCATTGCGCTCAACAAGCGTGCCCGCCACGAGTATTTCATTGAAGAAGAATTCGAAGCTGGCCTTGCGTTACAGGGCTGGGAAGTTAAATCGCTGCGTGCGGGTAAAGCCAACATCGGCGACAGCTACGTGATCTTCAAAGACGGCGAAGCCTTTCTGTTTGGCGCGAACTTTCAGCCGCTGACGGTCGCCTCGTCCCACTACGTCTGCGATCCCACCCGCACCCGTAAGCTGCTGCTGAACAAGCGCGAGCTGGATTCCCTTTTCGGACGCATCAACCGCGAAGGTTATACCGTCCTCGCCCTGTCGCTGTACTGGAAGAACGCCTGGTGCAAAGTGAAAATTGGCGTGGCGAAAGGTAAGAAGCAGCACGACAAACGTAACGACGCCAAAGATCGCGAATGGCAGGTTGATAAAGCGCGCATCATGAAGCACGCAGGCCGTTAATATCCGGGCACTTATTGAGCGATTCAATAAGTTAGCGTTCCGGACTGGTATCCGGGCTGCGAATTCTGGTATACTTGCTGTAACACTATTGGGGCTGATTCTGGATTCGACGGGATTTGCGAAACCCAAGGTGCATGCCGAGGGGCGGTTTGCCTCGTAAAAAGCCGCAAAAAAATAGTCGCAAACGACGAAAACTACGCTTTAGCAGCTTAATAACCTGCTAAGAGCCCTCTCTCCCTAGCTTCCGCTCTTAAGACGGGGATCAAAGAGAGGTCAAACCCAAAAGAGATCGCATGGATGTCCTGCCTGGGGCTGAAGTGTTAAATCTAATCAGGCTAGTTCGTTAGTGGCGTGTCTGTCCGCAGCTGGCGTGCGAATGTAAAGACTGACTAAGCATGTAGTACCGAGGATGTAGAAATTTCGGACGCGGGTTCAACTCCCGCCAGCTCCACCAATCATGATTGGACAGTGATAGGACATCACTAGAAATAACAGGAAGTTAGCAGTCTCAGCAGGACACCGACCAGACGGTGAGGGGACAAAAAAGGATACGCAAAGGAGCCGCGGCTCCCGAGCGATAAGAAGCCCGCTGATGCGGGCTTTTTTATGAACTCCTTTTACGCCGACCTATCATCCGCGTCTGCGCTGTTGATTAAGAAAGTCCTACAATTCACTCTCGTTCATCGCACAACCAGCAGATCAGAAAATCTGGTGGTGTAGCGCGGTGACAACATTTCACGTTTCATCTGCCACTGCTGCTGGATTCCCTGCCCGGCAAAAAACAACGTGCCCTTTCCGCCCTTTGCGTTGAGACGATCAAGAATCTCCATTAGTTTCTCGCTGTTATGCCGTGGCGCAGTGTCATCGAACAGGTTCAGCTGCGCAACACCCTGGCTGAAAAAGTCACCGAGCATTACGCCCGCTTTCTGATACCGGTGGCCGTCACGCCAGATATTGTCCAGGCAGCGCACCGCGGCAGTGATAATGTCCCTGCTATCCTGTGTTGGGGTCAGCAGTTTCACGGATACACTATTCCCATAGTACGGCTCATTGAGCGCAAATGGTGAGGTTTTCACGAACGCGGAAATATACCGGCAGTACTGATGCTCACCGCGTAGTTTCTCCGCAGCGCGCGCTGCATGGCTGCAGATCGCCTGGTGCATCTGCTCATATTCCACTACGCGTTCACCGAACGATCGCGAGCAGACGATTTCCTGCTTGGCCGGTGCGAACTCTTCCATTTCGAGACAGGGCTCTCCCCGTAGCTCGCGCACGGTTCGCTCGAGCACCACATTGAAGTGCTTCCGTATAACCCAGGCGCTTTGCTCTGAGAGATCGAGAGCGGTTTTGATACCCATGGCATTGAGTTTTTTGCTAATACGGCGCCCTACGCCCCAGACGTCCTCGACAGGAACGAGAGACATTAACCGGCGCTGGCGATCGACATTTGATAAATCGACCACTCCTCCCGTCTGCCGCTGCCACTTCTTCGCAGCATGGTTCGCCAGTTTCGCCAGGGTTTTGGTCTGAGCAATCCCGACACCTACGGTCAGATGCGTATTCTGCAAAACCGTGGCGCGGATCTCCCGACCAAAATCCTCCAGGTTCCGGCAGTTCCTCACGCCTGTCAGGTCACAAAATGCCTCGTCGATACTGTAAATTTCCACGCGGGGGCACATGAGCTCCAACGTAGTCATCACCCGGTTCGACATATCCGCGTACAGCTCGTAATTGCTGGAAAAGGTGGCAACGTTATAACGCCGGAACAAATCACGCTGTTTAAAGAACGGTTCGCCCATTGTTATCCCAATCTGCTTGGCCTCAGCACTGCGTGCAATAACGCACCCGTCATTATTCGAAAGGGCCACGACAGGCCTTCCCTTTAAGTCGGGTCTGAACACCGTTTCGCACGAAGCATAAAAGCTGTTCACATCCACGAGGGCAAACATATCAGCTTGTTGATTTAACGATATACGTCACCACCCCGAAGACATCCAGGGTTTCCTCGCTGCCCACCAAGATCGGTGAGTAGGCACTATTCATGGGATTCAGCTGCACCGTCGGGCGCAGTTGCAGGCGTTTAACGGTAAATTCGCCGCCTACCGCTGCAATGACAATATCGCCGTGTTCAGCCGTTCTGGAACTGTCCACCACCAGCAGGTCTCCATCACTGATGCCCGCCTCGCTCATTGAGTCACCCGCCGCTTTAACAAAATATGTTGCGCTGGGATGCTGGATCATAAGCTCATTTAAATCAATGCGCTGCTCAACATAGTCCGCCGCCGGGGACGGAAAACCACACTGAACAAGACTCGCGTAAAGGGGTAGCGCGACTATTCCGCGCAATTCTGCTGGCGTGTAAAATTCCATAAACAACCACTCCTGATTTATACTGTTTTTATATACAGTAGTTTTAAAGAGGTTGCAGATCAAGAAAGCCCTGCCTATTGATGATTACTGCTGAACCTCCAACTTTTCGTCTGACTGCAAACCTAGCTTAGCTTCCAGATACTCAACGCGCTCAATCAGTGCCAGGATCGCCTCATGGTGAAGCGCTCCAACTCCCGCGACGTTTAGAGACAGGAATCCGTCATTATCCTCACCGACAACCTCCGGTAGAACCTCTTTCACTTCCTGAGCGATATACCCTGCAGAATCAACATCGCCTTTTTTATAGGTGAACGTTTTCCCATGGAATGATTTCATTTTTTCTATGGGGTTTTCGATATCTTTAATATTGTATTTCAGACGCTCATCAGAGGGGTTGTTCCATGTCCCGCCGCCAGCGTTGCCGTTAGCACCGAAAACAAATGCCGAGTTTAAACCTGATGACCCACCGTTAACGTTAATTTGCACCCGGTCAATATTAGTGCTGGTGCCTCGTACGCCTCCAACCGCCCAGCCGGCTGTGTACCAGCCGCCAGAAACCCGGTTTACGTAATTCCCTTCGCTGGAATCATTTAGGACGTTGTTTAGTTCAATCCCGTTATTGGATTCAGGCCGCCACGCATTAACCCCGCAGCCACCTCCTGCACTGGTGTGAATGTCTGAAAATACGCTGCCTGCGGCATTGACCGTCATTTTACCGGTTACCTGCACGTTGCCGTTTACGACACCGCCGGACTCACTGCTCAGTGCCTTTACGTCTGCCGCAGCCAGGGCTACTGTATCTTTTCTCAATACCATGATTAACTCCTTACGCCCAGACGCGAGCCGGTGTTTTCGGTGTAACCACAAAGTCGTTCAGCCCGGATAAATCGAGCGAATCATTCATGACACGCAAATTGACGTGATAACCGGGTTCGGTGGTGTACTTGATAATTTCGTTTTCTTCACCGGGATTAATAATTTCTCCGGGTACGGTAATCACGCCGACCACATCCAGGCAGATAGCTGGGTGAGATAAACCACCCTGATCTTCATCATCCATAAACCCCGCTGCGATTAATTGCATGCGCATTTCAGCGGCATCGGTGAAGCGCAAATATAAATCTTTCATCAACGGAGTCCTTTAATTTGATTAAGGGTTAATAGTCGTTGCCAAATACGGAGATTGCGAATATGGTAAACAAAAGTAGTTCCTGATGGGCCTGTCGTGTTTGAAATATCTACCGCTGTGCTTGTGTTGTTAACTGGTGCTTGCGTTCTGGTGGAAGTGTTTCCATTAAAGTATGAAGAGTATTCATCCCCATCTATTTTATGTACATAGACACCAGGGGCATTAGCGACGTAGGGTACAAAGACCCCACCGCCATCCCTGTATGACGTTAGTCTGTTTGCCGAGCTTAGTCGGCAAATAATATCATTAGTGACGCCAGAAACACGTATTACATCAACATAGTTACTTGATGCAGGCCCCGCACCTTTCACTACAATTTCAAAAGCTATAGTACGTTTAAATTTAGTTGCTAACGTTTTATATCCGACATTCTCAGGGGACAGATTCCAGTAATCTGCCCCTCTGGTAACTGTGGATACCACAGTTGGAATATACGAAGTAGGGACAGGACCAGCTTCTAATTGCGCTCCCCAGATATATAAACCGGATGCGCCATCACCGGCATAACTTGCCGTTACACCGTCTTTTGCTAGTTGCAGACGGAAAACGCTACTCTGAGTCGCTCCAGCTGTAAGCGACATCCAAACACGATAAACGCCATTTCCAAGATCATCAAAGCCACGGTCCAGGTATTGCGCACCGACAGCACCGCCAACGAATGCTCCTGCAACCGGATCAAAGAAAACTCCAGCTGTGGTTCCAGTTGCAACCCGTAAATATAAAAGACGAGAATTTGTATGAGCTTTAACAAATACAGAATAACAATATATCGTACCGGACGTTAAGACGATATTACGGTCTTGTGCATAATGTTCCGCAACAGCCGTGTCTTCAACTAATAGCGCCATCGTCCTGTCGCCGCGAGGAGAATCACCGCTGTTATTTGTCGTAGTGACTCGGGAACCCGTCCCCCACTGTTCAGAGTAGGTATATAAGTTAGTGCCTACACCTTCCATTAACAAACCTTCTCGCTCAAATCGTGGCTCGTTAATAGCGGCGGTCTGCATTACACCGCATTTGTCGATATACGTTCCGGTGGTTAACCGGGTAAAGGTCGCTGACTTTGTTGCCAGCTCTAGAATCTGCCCGGAAATCGTTAGCCGGTCATAAGGCGCGTACCCCGCCAGCAGGCGCATGTCATCATTGAGCGGCAACCAGACGTCAGGAAACGGAGCCTCTTCGTAAGGCACAGACGTCAGCAGCTGCGCGGCGGTCAGCGATGATGCGGCACTGCTGGCGCTGGCGGCTGCGTTGGTCTCCGACGTTTTAGCATTCGTCTCAGACGTTTTCGCGTTCGTTTCGCTGGTTTTGGCAGCGTTCTTCGATGCGAGAGCGTTACCCTCAGACGTTGCCGCGTTCGTGGCACTGGTTGCAGCTGCGTTTTTTGACGCAAGGGCATTCGTTTCGGAAGTTTTGGCTGCAGCGGCGCTGGTTCCTGCTGCGGTCGCTGCAGCGATCAGCTTCGACCAGCTCGGCCCTGTTTTTTTAGACCCGTCAGCCAGGGTTACGGTGACGTCACCTGTCCCGGATAAAATCAGGTCCTGGTTGATGATACTGCTTTGCGCCAGGCGAAACCCTTCCGAGACGGCTTTTGCTAAATCGTCATCAAGTGTGGCCATTCATGATGTCCTTAAAATGAAAAACCCAGCCGGAGCCGGGTTGTGTGGTCTGAGGTTATGAGGATCAGGAGAAGGAGCCGGTGCCCCGGGTAATGGTCAGTGTCGGGGCGGCAATGCGCTTACCTGCCGTGCCCGAGCCAACAACAGTAATGGTCCCGTTGATTACATTGGCCGTAAGGTTGCGTACTGCGTGACGTACGGTTATCCAGAGTCCTCCCGTTCCAGCTGGCACGCCAATAGAGCCCATATCGCGGACATTACCGTTTATGTTAAGGGTGATATTTACGGACGTTGTGCCAGAGATAGATGTGACATAAACCATTGCCTCAAGCAGAGCCGATTTATCCAGCGATGAGGAGGATGAGTCGGTAAAGGTAATTGAACTTGATGCTACGCCAGCGCCTGATATGTAGGCATCCGGCGCTATACCTACGTTTGCCACGTCCCCTATGAAAGACGTAGCCTCTACCGTGCCCCTGAAGCTCCCGCTAGTTGCCTCGATGCTTCCTTTGAAGCTCCCGTTGGTGGCATAAACAGTCCCTCTGACTGTCACGCTATTAAAATAAGCCGATCCATCCTTGCGGATACACCAGCCGCGCCCATTCGGATCCCATGGGCCGAGATCGTTCCAGTCATTAGAACTTATCTGGTAGCCAATCTTGGCGTTATCAATCGAGCCATCCTGGATGAATGCCGAACGCAAGAACATCTGCCCGCCGGTCGCCGCGAACACCAGCTCCTGTCCATTGTTGGTCGGGTTATAGACCGCAAACGTGTCGGCGCTGACGAGGAAATTAGAGGAGCCGGTGGCATCAATGCCCAGCTGGATGCCCGCGATGCGTTTGATACCGTTCGCCTCCACCTGAACTTTAACGCCCCACTGCGCGCTCAGCTTGCCGTTGATATCAGCAACAGCCTGGCTGGTCGTCTGGACATTGGCATTGGTTTGCCCAATTGACGCCGTCACCTGCTGAATGCTGGTTGCCGTGGCGCTCTCCAGATCCGTAACGGCTTTATCAATGCGCGTGATGGCTGCAGCATTGGTCTGGCCGTTTTGCTCTACCGTGGCCTTAAGCGTAGTGACCTGCTCCGCCACGGCACTTGTGGCATCCGCAGAGGTCTTCCGGACGTCGCTGATCTCGGCCATCGTTTTCGTTTCACCAACGGCGAACGTCACGCGCTGATCCGAGAACGCCATGAAGTTGGCGAGCGCATTGGTGACGTTGCCTACAATACCGGCATCCCTGCTGGCCGTGTTGCCGTCCACGTCAACCTTCAGACTGTCGATACGGCGGCCCAGCGCACTGTCACCATCCGTACGGGCCGTGGCTTCTGTGCTGATGTCCGCCGTATTCTTGTCAGTCGTGGCCTTAACCGCAGCCAGCGCGGAGGTCTGCGCCTTGTTGTTGTCAGCAACGGCTTTAGTGACCGTCGTGATATCGGCGGTGTTTTTGCCGACAGTCACCTGCAGGCCCGAAAGCGTGGTGGCCTGAGCATCCTGCTCAGTTGTCAGCGTTGCCAGTTCCTGGGTCACAGCGGCATGGTTGTCGTTTACGGTCGATTCCAGCTTCTTCCGCTCCGTCACCTCCGCTTCCTGCGCCGTGATGCGGGCCTGTCGTTCGGTGTACAGCAGGCCCGATGCCAGTTTTGACGGATCGTCACCGGTATAGCCGCCCCGGATCTGAGTCGCCAGCGTCTCGCGCGCCGTGGCTTCAGCCTGATCGCCAGTAACACGGGCTGTCGTTTCCTGCTGCAGCGCTGCCATCCCGGCCCCCGGTGTTGGCCGCCCGACCGCTACCCAGTCAATCAGGTAATAGTTCGTCGCGTCCTGTTTAGTGGACAGGTCCAGTCTGAACTGATTCATCGTGGTTTCGGTCAGCCAGGGGATATTGTCGAACTCCACCGTAGCGATACCGTTGGCGTCATAGGCAGGCTCAGCGACGGTGATCATGTTGGTGTCGTTGAAGCCACCCGTGCCACGCCACCGCAGCTGGCCTGTCCAACCCGGCGCGCCAAATTTCCTGATCCGCAGTTTGATGAAGCGATAGGACGAGGAGTTGATGGCCAGTGATCCCGGTGATGCCACCCACGGATCGGTGGCGTGGTTCGCCGGGCGGATCCACCCGTCAACGAGTGTGGGAGTCCCGTTCCCGGTCCAGCCTTCTACCGTCGAATCGAAGTACCAGATTTTCGCCGGGTCGAACTGGGAGCCGGTACCCGCCGAAATCTGCGCAATCTGCTGCGCCAGCGAGTCAGAGGTGGTCTGAATCGTCTGGTTGACATTGCTGATATCCGCGACGCGCTCGTTCTTCTCGGTCAGCAGCGCCTGCCCCCGCGCCGTTGCCTCGTCGGTGATGGCTTTCTTACGGTCCGTGACCTCCTGTGCAAGGCCCGCTTTTGTCGCCGCAGACTCTGTCGTGACTGCGGTGATGTCGTCGCGCGCAGACTGAAGGTCATCACCCAGATCGGCAATGTCCGAAACGAGGTTTTTATAGCCCTCGGTCTGTTCAAGCGTGTCGCCGATCATGTCGAGATAATCACCGGCTTTGGAGCTGGACTGGCCTGCCGCCCACTCTGTCCAGTCTCCGGTGTTGCCGATACGATCCACCAGGCGCGCGCGGTACCACTGGCTGACGCCCGCCCGCATCGGGCCATGCTGGTAATGCGTGGCCGGATACGGCACCAGCGCCAGTAACTGCGGGTTAGCCTTGTCTTCGGTGGTGGCGCGCTGAATCTCGGTGTATGCCGTATCACCTGAGCCATCCGGGAAAGCCCAGGTAATATCGATAGCCCAGACAACATCGTCCGTGGCGGCCAGTGCCTGCGGCGTTCCCGGCCTGCCGTTTTTGCCCGTAAGGTAGGTGGTGTCAGCATAACCCCACGGCGAGCCTGAATCCTGGGCGTTCAGCGCACGCACCCGCACGTCATAACTCCCGGTATAAATCCCCTGCACCGTAAATCCCTGGGCGCTGCTCACCGGAATATTTATCCAGTCGCCATTATCCTTGCGCCACTGCGCCTGGTACCGGATCGCGCCTTCTACCCTGTCCCAGGTTGCATTCATGGTGGCAACGGTGAGTCCCTGCTCGATATGGTCGGTTTCGCTAAGGATGATGTTTTTCGGTGCCGGCAGAACGCTTACCGGCGTGACGGTGACCGGTGCCGGGGTAATGCGTACACCATCATCGATATAGCGGTATTTATTCGGGTCATGCTGAACTGCGGTGATCGTGAAACCACCGTTGCTGTCGTCGTTCGCCCGGATGGAGGTCACACGAAAATACTGGATAGCCAGGTTGTCGCTGTCGATGGCCCACACTGCACCGGACTCAGGCGGCAGCCTGAAGGGGGTGGTGACCGTCACCGTCTGTTTGTCCGCGCTGATGGACGCGATTGTCCGCGTCTGCGCCTTGCCGTCCGGCAGGTTGACCACCAGGCGGTCGCCGGCAGCGTATTCAGCAGGACGATCAAGTGTTACGTTACGCACGCTGACTGCCCGGATACGCCCGCCGTTCTGCTTACCGGCACGGAACGGATCCGCGATACCGATAATTTCTGCAGGCAGGGGAATATAACCGTCCAGCCCCACGCCAAATGACACCGTTCCGTCGCGCGCATTAGACAGCAGCGCCCAGCGGCCCCGGCGGTGCGCTTCACTCTGTGATGTGCACCCAATCGCCGTCATCGACATCTGGTTGACCTTGTACCGCTTCACCAGGTCGGAATCGTAGACACTCTCAACAGTATCGCTGTAATGGTTCTGCGGATCAGACCAGGACACCAGGGCAGACGAGTAGCGGTTTTTGTAGCTGCCGCCGCCGTAGGTAAACAACCCGTCAATCACGTTTGATGCGTGGTAGGTAAAATCTACTTCATCCTGCGGCACATCCGCGCGCACGTAAATCTGGTCGTTGCCCCAGAAGGTGATCCCCCGGAATATCGCCGCCAGATCGCTGAGAACGGTGTAGGCGTCCTGCTGGCTCTGGATGTAGACGTTGCAGGTGAAGCGCGGCTCGGTACCACCCGCCCCGTTCGACACCTTCTGATCGCAGTACTGCGCAATCGAGTACAGCTCCCACTTATCGATCATGGCAGCATCGATGCGGGTGCCCATGCCGTAAATCTCATCCAGCACCAGATCGTAAAATACCCAGGCCGGGTTGTTGGTGTAGGCCATTTTGAAGCCACCGGACCAGGTGCCGCTGTAGGTGCGCGTAACCGGGTCGTAGGAGTCCGGGACACGTACCAGTTTGCCCTTCGGCCTGCAGGTCACCTTTGGGGCCCCACTGGTAAACTGGCTGGCATCCACCTCGATATACAGCAGCGCTGTATTGGGATAGCGTAACTTGCTGTCGATCACCTCAGCGAACGAGAACACCTTGAAGGCGTTTATCAGTTTTGAGTTACCCACGGAATCAGGCGTGATGCGACGCACCCGCACAGCCCAGCCGGTAGTGGCCGCTGGCAGGTCAATGCGAATGTCGCGCTGGTATTCCGTGGTTGTCTTTCCGTCGAATTTGCCGTTAACCACCGTCTGCCAGGCAGCACCATCAGTCGAGAGATCGACGGCGTACTCCGTGACCGTCCCGACCATATCGCCGTTGTCTTTATAGGTGTACTGTACGGGCAGGCTCAGCTTAATACGCACGGCATCCAGCATCAGGTTAGAGAACTGGCGTGTCCACGGCGCGGTGGTGGTCACTGTCACGTTTGCCGACATTTCGTTGTCGACCTCAGGCAATCCCTGAATGTAGTCCTGATCCTGAGTGCCCGGGCGAAAATCCCACTTCACGCCGGTGAAGTTGTAGCTGCCGTCGGCGTTCGCCAGCGGGGTGTCGTTTAGGAAGATGTTCTGTGCCGTCAGCTCACCCTGGATTTCACCTTCAGCGATCGCCAGCAACATTTTTAATTTCGCTGTCGACAGCAGGTCATCCGGATCCTCAACAGGAGTGTGCTGTTTAGCGCCACCGCCTTTACGTCCCTGAATAAGGGTTTCATCTTCGAGAAGTCGCATATTTCACCCATAAAAAAAGCCACCCACAGGTGACCTGTAGCTGACAATAAATTTCACTGCTGGTCGCTGGAGAAGATCCCCGCGCTGATGACTGCCCCGCCGATCTCGCGCTCACCAAAAAACACAGGTACCGGATAACCCACAGCCACGGTATTCACCGGCGCGCCAAAGGCGTAGTTGGGTTTGTTGTCCGTGCTGGACGAGGCACCGACGTTGTATTTCGGCTGTGGGGTAAGCAACTGCACCACTCCGCCCAGCATCATCGACAGACCGAGTCCAGTCAGGGCCGTTGTTGTCGCGGTTGCCGCAGCCGTGCTCAGGCCTATCGCCGTCAGCGAGGCACCCGCGGTAAAATACGCGGCCACGAGAGCCACCGCCCCGATAACGATCTGCAGCACACCGCCGCGCTTTGAACCTTCGATAATGGCTGAAATCCGGTACACCGTACCGCCGCGGGTCATGTCAAACTCGTCGAGGCCGATGTTGTTTTTGCCATTGAAGAAGGCAAAGCGGATCCCCTGCATATGTCCTTCCGACAGGTAGCGTTTAAAACCGGGAACCTGGCTGCACATGGCGCGCAGCATCTCGCACAGGTCCTCAACGTGAAACTTGTGTTCGCGCCCGAACTTTTTCGCCATTCGGCCTTCAAGAATCAGAGTTTTCAGCATTCATTAGCTCCCTGTGCCGGACCACACGAACGGTGCGGTCACGGTAATACTTGCCATACGGCACCCGGGCAGACAGGTTGCCGAAATTATGATGCAGCATGATATTGTCCTGGTGCTCGTGATGACCGAGGTAAACAGCCGCGTGGTTGGTTACCTGCGCCTGTATGCGCATCATGATCATATCGCCGGGACGCATATCAGCCGGGTCCACCTGAACAAAACCTTCTGCCTCCCAGTTATCGTCGTAGCGATTTTCGCCCTGCGCCCACCACTCGTACGGTACCGAGTAATCACCCAGGGTGATGCCGTGCTCACGCTGGAACCACTCACGGATCAGCGACCAGCAGTCAGCAAAGCCCAGTACCCAGCGCCGCCCGGCGTAGTCCCGGTCTTCACGAGGTGCCAGCGTGCAAAAATCTCCGTCCGGCCAGCTCATGATGCCCCATTCCACCCCGGACCAGTCGCACTGAACCCTGTCCATTTCGGACGGCACAAGCTGCACCACATCAGGGTGGGAGTGGATAACCATAATGATTTCACCCTGCTCCGATGCTGCCAGCTTATCCTCTGGCGAGATCGTGAAGGCCTTAGTGGGCGTTGCTGAAATATTGCGGCACGGAATGTACTGCTGCGCCCGCCCGGCCTGCACCACCACGCCGCATGCCTCGTTCGGATATTCCGCGGCGACGTGGGCGCGGATCGCTTCCATCATTTTTTTTCGCATAGTCATTTACCCTGAAGGTTTGCCGCCGGGAAGCCGCCAAACGGCAGCGGGTTACCCGTCCCGAACCGCGCTTCGCAGTCCTGCATCTGGCCGCCGCACATATCCAGCGCCGGGTTGTCCGTGGGGGTGCCATCCTTAAGAAAATAGCGATTCCCGTTGTAGTCACATCCGGTGCCGGTGCGGTACCAGCCGCGCGTGCACCAGGTGCAGACTGGCGTGATCTGCCGGGTGGGCAACTGCAGGTTCTGGATGTCGAAGGGTGAGCACAGTTCAAAGTCGACCTGCACCCGCGTTTCAGCGTTTTTGGCGTTGACGTAAAAAAGCTGCACGCGCTCGTCCGCCGGGCTGGCGTTCGGGTTGCCGGCCGTCCAGTTGGCCGCGTCCAGGTACTTCGCCAGCGTGGTGTGGATCTTCACCTTTGCCCTCGCCAGGTCGTCATACTCCAGGCAAAGCGCAGTCACGTAGTTGCCGACGTTCGACACGGAAAGCGTGGGTGTGGGCTGTGCCCCGGTACTGGACAGCTGCAGGCCTTTCAGCTCGTAAGGGTAAGGGTCGTACTGCTGACCCTGCCAGATAATGGCAGGGAGGTTGTCAGCCGCGAATGCAGCCCAGCCTGCAGTAACAATATTATGGGCATGAAAGCGCAGCACGGTATCCATGCCAAACTCGGTGCCGTCGATCTCGATGAGCTGTATCAGTTCACCCGGCTCCAGTTTCTGTACGTCGTTCGTAAAGCTCATATTTCACCCATAAAAAAAGCCCGCTATGTAAGCGGGCTTTCTGAAAAAGGTCGGTTAGTCGTCTAATTGCTCTTCATCTTCTTCTGTTTGATAGCTTAGAAGATTGCGAACTAAGTCATCCTCATCTTCTTTTCTGAGTTCTTTAACACGCTTAATACTTAACCGTGCCCAGTTATCGATAATTCCAATATCAAAAAAAGCAAAGTTGCCGTCTGGATCTTCAATCAACTGCCAACCTAGCTCCTGAAGCTCCTCGTTAACGCTTGCGACGAAGGTGGCATGTAATGCTGAGCGCTGTGCCAGGAGCTTAAAACTGCGTCTGGTCAATCGGTAACGCGTAATGGCTTTGCCTTTTTCTTCTGCGTATAAGCGGGCATTAATAACGATTAATAACGCTACGTTCGTTGCTTTAAGTCTCTCTTTAAACATAAAAACCTCATCATGCTGGATGGAAATCTTTAACTTCTTAGTTAGGTCCGTGTTCCTTTGGACAAAACAAATATAGGCGACATTATATTTGATGTCAATATCATTAAACTTGGTGACACTTACTCATAAAGACACCATTCATAATTACATAGACATCATTTATGGTGAAAATGCCTGTTCAAACACAAACGATAGCTCTACAAAGCCACCGAGGGGAAAGGTTGGGCTGACAGAATCAGCTTTAACCCGATACAGCTTCTTCTCGCCCCACGGGTTTACCCACCAGAACGATTTGATGACATGGCTAAGAAGGAAATCGCGCACTTTCTTCATCGTCGCCACATCGCCATTGCATGCCAGATTCCAGGTTTCGGCATCGGTGTTGATCCCATTGCCAGCCACCTGCTTATAGCCGTCGCCAAACTGCGCCTGAAGCGTGGCCACAGTATTTGCTCCAGTGGGCCCGATGCGGACGCACCATGTAAAAGTGTCGATTGCCATATTGCTCCTTAGCGGCGATATAGGATGCCGCCTGGCGATATTTCTTTCCTCAGGCGATCGGTAAGAGTTTTCTGGACAATACCTTCAAGCTGGCGGGCTGTGCTGGCGGTATTGGCATTGCTGATTTCACCTGCAGAACCATCCTGAGTAATGTTGACCGGAGCGTGAACAGTGATGGCTGTATTGCCATAACCTGTTGCATTATTCACGCCTGAAGATACAGCCCGCACACCCAGCGACCCATCAGCGGCGCGGGTCAGCGGCATGATCGCCTCCGGCCCCGCCTCGCCCATGACGCCCGCTCCTTTAGCAAAGGCGAAGAATGTCGGCGTATCCACAATGCTGTTGCTGAACGCACTGAGAGAAGGAGAGTCGTATACTCCGCCTTTAGCGTTGAATGTGAGCGAGCCTGCAGCGGCGGTATAAGCCCCCGATGGTGTTGCGCCAGCAGCGGCACCTCCGCCAAACGCTCCCGCCACACTGCTGGCCAGTGTGCCCAGGATGCCCGAAGAAGAAGATCCGCCCAACGCGCTTACTGCTGCCATCTGCAGGCTGACCTTCGCGATCATCTCCAGTGCAGACAGGCCCCACTCTTTCCAGTCTGCTTTTCCGCGAACAAGCATAGAGGCAACGTTATCCAGAGCGCTGTCCATAGTAGAGGTAATACCCTGTGAAACCGTGCCCGCGATATTGCTGACATTATCCATCCAGTCAGACAGTCCCGCGCTTACACCGGCCCGCCAGTCCAGTTCGCTGGCTTTAGCCTGTTGATATTTTTTATCAAGCGCATCCAGCGCCGAAGCGCGGGCTGCAAAAGCCTCTGCACCTTTATCCGTTTTATCAAAGACCCGCTCTACTTCCTGTTGTTCACGGTACAGATCCTGATCACGACTCCCCATCCCTGACGTTTTAGCATTCAGTACTGTTTCATCCTGATACCGGCGTGCAGCGTCTTTGAGATCCTTAAGCGCGTCGGTCATGTCACGCTGTTTGCGTACCGCCTCGTCGGCTTTTTGCGACCACTGGGCCAGCGCCACGGCTCCGGCCTCAATAGATTTTCGCTGCTCTTCGCTCCACTTAGTACCGTTTTCATGAGATGCGGCAAATAATTCAGCTGCCTGCTCGCCCTGCGTAGCGCGAACTTTTTGCACTTCGGTAGCGATACTCAGGTCTGCCATTTTTCGGCTGTACTGCTCTGCTAGCTGAGTTGCCTCACGAGCGGCTTTGCCTGCATCTCGTGTAGCGTCTGCCTGAGATCTTTGAGCATCGGCTACGCGCTGCGCATTGTTGTATTCTTCCTCGGCCGCCTTGGTGTAATCAGACGCGTAAGCGTAATTCTGCGGTCCAGTTCGTCCCATTTTCTGCAGATCAAATTCAGCCTGCTTGCGAACCCTGGCGAGGCCTGTTAATGCTGCTAACTCCGCTTGCTGCTGTTTTGAGATCAGGGTATCTCTATCTTTATCAGAAACTTGATCTTGTGGAAGGGCGAGCGGAACATTAACTAAAGAACTTCTGGAAGAAAGCAGTTGATTACCAAGGGAAAGAAGCCGGTTTAATTCAGTATGTTGCCCATTCATCATAAGCAAGGATTGGTAAGCAGTGTTCTGGCTCGCGGCTTGCTGACGTAAAAGAGAAACTCTTCTATATTCTTGCCCTTCGAGCACCGCTTGTATTTCTTGAGATTTCCCCTGAAGTTGTGACAATCTTTCCTGCTCAACTGCAAGGCTTTCTGTAGCAGCGGTTAATCCACTAGTTGCGCTATCAATACTTGTTAAATGATTGACCATATAGCCGCCAATCGTTGGCCCTGGATTGGCAAGTATTTGTTGGTAACCAGCTATCTCTCGCCGAACTCCAGCAATTTTACTTTCTTGCTCTGCAATCAGCCTATTTTGTTCTTCTAGCGCTCGCTTGGTCTGCTGCTGACTATCGGAAACCTCGGAAAGACTCATCTCCTTGGTTTTTATGCGAATATCGTCAATTGTTGCAGCGTACTCCTGAGCTGATTTACGGGCTTGCTCTTGACTCTGATACAACGCATACCACGCGCCGGCACCGAGCATAACCAAGCCGGGTACCCCTCCAATTAATCCCAGAGCGCCTCCCAGAAGGCGTGAGCCTACCGATGTCACACTGTTCAGGTTGCTCTGTGAGGTGACCCTACCGTCAAGATTGCGTTTTAGTGCATTCTGAGCAGATGCCAGCCTTTTCTCAGCGGCGGCCTGTGCGTCTGCATTTCTTGCAGCAGCAAGGCCTGACTGAGCTCTATCCAATGCTGCGCGAGCTCTTACCCTCTCTGTTGCGGTTCCGCTGGCCAGAGCGGCATTCAGCCGCGTCTGTGCTGCGGTGACTTTGGTTTCTGCAATAGCAATTTTTTCATGCTGCGCAGCCTGCACATCCGCGCTGCGGGAGGATTTTAATGCCTGCTGAGCTCGATACACCTCCGCGCGAGAGGCTGCAACAGCCGACTGAGCAGCCTTATCTTGCGCGACAGCCAAAGCTACTTCTGCTTTTGCGGCAGAAAGCAATGATGCCGTAGCCCCGGTAGCGCTTGAAACAATTCCGCCGAGGTATTTTGCTAAGCCAATACCCACCAGTCCACCAGCCACAGTAGTAACTGTGGACATGTTATCAGCGATATCATTCAGCGCGCCGCTCACTCCTGTTCGAGTCAGCCCATCAAGAACACCGACTAAACCATTGAGCCCCCCGGACAAAGCATCTGTAGCGCCAGTAGCCTGATTTACGCCCCCCACCCATGCCATAAATGAATTAGTCACTTTCTGCATTGAGCCAGAGACAGTTTGAGGCATTGAAGCAAACTCACCGCGAAGATTATCAAGCTGACCTATCAACGCCGGTACAACTTTATCAATCGTCAACTGACCCTGATCCGCCATCGCCTTGAGGTCTTTTCTCGCAACCCCCATTCCGGCAGCCAAGGCTCTGATAACGCGATCCCCAGACTCGTTAACAGCATTAAATTCCTCTCCGCGTAATACCCCTTGCGCTAGTGCTTGGCTAAACTGAGTAATTACAGAGCCAGACTCTTCGGCACTTGCACCAGATATTTTCAACCCTGTAGAAACGGCTTCTGTTATCTTAAGAACGTCCGAAGAGTCATAACCAAACTCCCGCATCGAAGCTGCAGCCCGCGAGAAGAGATTGGCATTATCTGAGAAGGCAGTTCCCGTGCGCTGACTGATTTGCATCAGCTGCATTTGCGAATTGGTAAAGTCGTCCGTGGAGCTGGAAGCCTGTTTTAAACGCGCGTTAACGGATGTCCACTCATCAGCAATTTGAACCAACTTACCTGTAGCGAATGCTGCGCTAGCCGCTGCGGCCGCTTTTCCTACACTCGCAAAACCATCAGTTAAATCAGATAAAGCTTTCTCGCTCTCCTTTGCAGCAGCCGCAGCTTGTCTGCCACCGTTCTGCATGGTGCGGTAATAGTCCTGCCCCATGCGCGAAGCACGAGCTATTTCAGTTTGGAATGATTGTGAATTAGCTGAAATTTTAATTATCAGTTCGCGCAAAGTAGCCATTTTTCACCCAATAAAAAACCCGCCGAAGCGGGTTTATGTTTTCAGTGTTAATTATTGACAGAATAAACTATATTTTTCTTGCGCTGCAATATCATCATCATTGGCAATTACAACCGCACCATGATCTTTTAGTTTCCCATCAGCTGTGTCGATATATACATAAAACGGTTTTTTGCCTGTATATCCGCCATACGAATTTTTAGCATTAACATGGCCGCAAACATATCCATCATTTTCACCAGAGGAGTGAAAAGAACTTTCTAGTTTAGCGCTATCAGGATCCTTTAGGCTATCCCGAACCAAGCTCTCGCCAATTTTTATAAAATCTTTTTCTGTGGGCTTGCAGCCAACAAGAGCTACTCCGCATAAGAAAATAAACAGTATTGGTCTCATCTTTCTCCCCTATCGTTAATTATGCAAAGACTATCAGGGTTCGGGGTTAAGACAAAATTCTAGGCAACACATTGTTAAATTGGACTAGCTCGCAAGCCCCGCAAAGAACCCCTCCAGCCCGGCACTGCTTTCTTCCTGTTCGGGCGCATTCCACTGGAGGATGACATCATCCATGCTTACCTTAGCGCCCTGCGAGTTGAGCACAGCAGCGGAAATCTGCGCCGCCTGAATATCACCGCGCCGATCGCTGATGGGATTGATGCGGTCAAATTCGATCCACATGCGCAGCTCTCTGGCCGTCAGGGTTTGCTTCAGTTCATGCAGAGTGCGCCCCATACGGAGTGCCAGCGTCATCAGGAAGAACGTGCCGGGCTGGCTTACGGCTTTTCCACCTCGGCCGCCGAAGTGGTCAGGTCAAGCGCCTGCTTGAGAAGGCGAGAGTGCACTGGGCCATAGAACTGCTCGACCTGCGGCTTATCCTTTTCGCTGAAGACCTGCGTGCCATCTTCCTCCAGTAGCACATCAATAAACAGCACCACATCAGCGCTCTTGTTACGCAGTGCGCGCTCTGCTGCCGTCAGCTCTTCTGGTTCGCCTTCTCCCTGCTTCGGATTAAGTACCTGCTGCCATTCAAGCCAGGCCTGCGCTGATGGCTCCCGAAGTTTTACCTTAGCGCTTTCCCACTCCGGAACGGTGACGGTTTTGGTACGGAAGCCTGCCATCGGCGCCAGCGCAAGCGAGCGAAGTGAATTCTGTGAAACCTTATTGTCCATTTCATTATTCTCGGTTCGATTTCAGGAAAAGCGGCTTTCGCCGCTGTTACTAGCCTGCAGAGGGTGCAGGCACGATCGGGACAGGCTTGCCTTTGATGCGCAGCGTAAACGATGCGGTCACCACCCCAGCGGTGCCCAGGCTCCAGCTGTTCTGGCGCACCTCAGCCAGAAATGCATAACCGTTGCCGGACGGGAAGATCACCTGAAACGCGTGCAGCGCGTCAGTGTCGTAAGCGGCGCGTAGTGTGTTCTGCCCCTCTTCATCAGCAGACCAGTTACCGGAAACCGTCATTTCACCTGGCGCGGCCAGGCCATTGGTCATCTCCTGCTCGGTAGAACAAAGCGTGGTAGTGTCGATGTCTGACTTCTGCCCGCCGGTGTAGCTAAGTTCTTTGGTTGAGCAGTTGATGGATTGCCAGGTGGCACCGGTTGGGTTTGGTTCGGTTGCAGGATTTTCCGAAATATTAATTTTCGTACCCTGTGTTTTTTCATACTTAGAGGACATGGAGATCTCCGGATGTAAAAAAGCCGCCCGGAGGCGGCAGAGTTAATATGAAGTATGGCGTTATTGCCAGATCTGAACTTCAAGCGTTGCCCGGTAAAGTCCGGTGTCAGGCTCGTAGCCGTTGATCTCGTTCAGTCCGACAGGATGCAGATCGGCCAGAGCAGCTTTAGCCTGATCACGCAGCTCCCGGGCGTCATCAATTGACGAGGCCCAGGCATCGATCTGAACCGTGCAGGCTGTCTCCGCCGGGCCGGAAAATACATCTTCACTGGCTACGGAAGGCAACAGGTAGATCACCCATGGTGCAGAGGTTCCCTGTGGCGCCACGTACGGAAAGACGTTACCGCCTGCCAGCACGCTGAGGCGTGGATAGATATCGGCTTCGGTCATTTCGACAGTACCTCATCGATAGCCTGATTCATGCGAGCCAGCGCCGCCTGCGTGGCTTCCTCCTGCCGGGTGTCAAACGCAGGACGAACAAAGGGGTGCGCTGGCATACTCGATGTCCCCAGCTCCACAAACCGCCAGTAAAACGCGTTGCGCGGATTGTCGGCCTTCATTGTGTTATCGCTGTTGCCAGTGTCCGGATTGACTCCCCGAATATGTACGCCGGAAGTGATTTCTCCGCGGCGGCGTCCTTTCTGGGTCACCACCACCACGTTTTTTTTCATTTTGCCTGTTTTGACTGGCGCGAGATTCTCTACTTCTTCTTTCAGAACCTGAGCGCCCGCCCGGGTGGCATCACGCAAAACCTTGTTATTTTCTGCCCGGCTGAGCGTTTCCAGATCCTTAGCGATGTCGATCAGGCCGGAGAAATCAAGACTCGTTGAGATCACTGCTTCACCCCCTTCTCACAAAGCAACTCCAGGCGGGTCCCGTTTTCGGCAGAAATAGCCGACTGAATGTCGTATATCTCGCCGTTACCGGTTGGAGGCAGATGAACGGCGCGCCAGCCTGTGGATACCGGAATGCCGGGATAGCGACGCATCCAGATCCGTGTTGTGGTGCTGCTTACCTCGGCCCCACCCTCTATCCTCTCTCGGCCGGACACGTCCGCGACCTCAGCACGCACTGAAGCCACATCCACCCAGCCAGTGGCAGGCTGCCCGGAAGGCAGGCGCCCAGACGCTGGCTTTTGTAACGTAACCCGGTGTCGTAGTCGTCCCGCTTTCATACGCCATATATCCGGTAGGGTTGAAGAAGCGCTTCGGTGGAGAACGCAAGCGCAGAAGTTACGTTACCTACGTTTACAGCTTCACGGTTTGCGTACCAGTGACCGATAAGCAGCAGCATAGCCATTTCGATATCTTCGCCATAAAGCAACCGATCTGGGTCAGCAAGATAGTCAGGATCATCGGCAGTGTCATAAAGCCGGCGGCGGGTCCACGTTTCGACGTACCGCGCCGCAGCCTTAATACTGGTAGCGATCCAGATATCGTCTTCCGTAAAATCCTGCTCAATGTTGCAGTGGCGCTTAACCTGCTCTTTGGTCAGCATGCGCGCCCCTTACTTGCCTTTACCCTTGCCTTTCGGCTCAGGATCTTTTTCCGGATCCGGCTTTCTGGCGCCGGGCTCTTCGGCGTAACCGCGGTTTACAAGCTCGCGGCCGTGCTGCTCCAGCGTCTCGAACTCGGTGCCTTCGGTAAGCACGTTGCCTTCAAAGTAGATGGGCTTGATAGCGATCAGCTTCATGGCTGTCTCCTTTAAGGAAAAAGAAAAGCGGCCCGCAGGCCGCCATTAAGGTTTACGCACCGCCACCAGCAGCAGGCGCAGTGAAGGATCCGTAGATGAACGCTTCCGGCCGTTTCACGGCCAGCGCCAGACGCTCTTCGCAACGAATCGAGATCATGTTTTTCTCGAAGTCGTCGGCGTTCTCAGTGGAGATCACAACGTTAGCATCCTCACGGTCGAACAGCTGGGCCGCGGCGTTAAACGCACCAGTCAGGAACTTGCCCTGGAATGCTGCTGCCTCGGTCGCCACCACCGGCAGGCCCCACAGGGTTGGCCCGGTCAGGGCCGCCGGATTTGCCAGGATATAGCGACCCAGCGTGTCCTTGGTGAGTTCAATCTTCGCCCAGTCGATGAAGTGCAGAACGTGGCCGGAAGCCGGGAAGCGCGCCAGCTGCGCCTGCAGCATTGCGAGACGCAGATCATCGATGCCGTTCTGCTGTTCAACCGTAAAGGCAGCGTCGTATGCCGAAGCCTGCGGGACGATGCCTTTCAGATGCGCGCCGGTACCGTCGCCAAAGAGAATTTCCTGTTCTTCCACATACTTCAGGCCGTAACGCATCTCAGCGTCGATGGTGGACTGCAGCTGAGCGAAATCGTCCAGGATCTGCTTGGACGCTTTGAACATGTGCGCGATGGTGGTCACCGGGGTGATCTGAGTGGCGAACTGGATATCGCTGTACGGCTTGGCGGTACCTTCAGGCACAACCTTCGCCGCATTTGTGAATCCGGTCTGCTGCACCCAAAAGATGGCCGGCGCAGAAGTGCGGCCTGGCGCAATCAGATCCCGAATGAAAAGGCGCTGCTTCGGCGCGGTATCAATTCCCGGCAGGCGCTGCGGCTCAACCACACCCGTTGCCACATCAGTGGAAATCAGCGCAGCATTCACCGGAACGCTGACGCGCTTCCCGCCTTCAACGCTTGCCGCGAACGCTTTCAGCGCTTCACTGCTGATAACGGTCTGTCCAACGGTCTCGATAATTTTTGCAGCGCTGGCCAGTGGCATCTGAGCTACCTGCTGCTCAATTTCGCCTACTGAAGATTTCAGCGACTTCAGCGCATCGTTCAGCGCATTGTGTTCAGTGGCAATTTTATCCACCGCCTCTTTGGTCTGCGCAGACAGCTGACCAGAGCTTTTAGCCTCCTTCAGCGCGTCCTCGGCCTTCTGGCTGAAAGTGCCGGAAACTTCTTCCAGCTTCGCGGAGACTTTTTTCAGTAATTCGTTAACTTCAGACATGGTCTTTCCTTATTAGCCGAACGCCGCCAGGGCGTCTTCAAGTTGTTTGAGATTGTCAGGGTTGATTTCTTCGGTAGCGCCCGGCGTACCTTCAGGGATGGCAGCAGCGCCTGGCTTGCTGCCGGATAAGGCTTTAAGAAGTTTTCGACGCTCAGAGCGGGGGGTGTTTGCTTTCGCCAGCAGCGCATCGAGCTTACGCAGCGCTGCTGCGGGGCTTTCGTCGTCGTCCGCGATTTCGTCGGCAGAAAGCAGGCTGTCAGCAAAACCTTTCTCCACCGCTTCGCTGCCGCCGATATAAGTTTCGCCGTCCATCATCCTGTTGACTGTAGTGGCATCGAGGCCGCTGCGCGCCTGATAGATATCGCTCATGGCGTTATCAAACGGCGCCATGTCAGCGGCGATCTGCGCCAGGTCGTGACGGTTGCCCATCGCGTAAACCCAGCAGTTGTGGATCATCAGGAATGCACCGCGCCCGATCTGCACGTCGTCACCGGCCATCGCGATGACCGACGCCGCCGACGCTGCCAGGCCCAGCACTTTCACGGTGACCCTGCCTTCGTACTCACGCAGCAGGTTATAAATCGCCAGGCCCTCGAACATGTCGCCACCGGGGCTGTTGATGTTGACCGTGACATCAGCACCATTAAGAGAGCGAAGCGCCCCGGCAATGCGGCTGGCCGTTACACCTTCTCCCCAATAATCAGCGCCGATCACGTCGAAGATAGAAATGCTGTTGTCACCGTCCCGGGCGGCGCGGATGCCACCGTTCCAGCGCTCCATTGCCGCTGCCGGCAGGTCAGGTTTTTCGCGCGCAAAAGGTCGCCCCTCCGGCGCCGCCGGAAGGCTTTTAATTGTCATGGATGCTCCTAAGCCGCTTGTTTCAGCGGGGACTGTTCGAAGGGGATGTCGGGGAATACGTGGTTATGAACCTGTCGCAGCGCGAAAGCCTGTGCTGCCTGGCTGTTTTGCTTCAGGTCTTCAAGCGGCGTCAGGTTGAGCTGCACCGTATAAAGATCGCCGCCCTCAATCGGTGGCATGTTCTCCAGGCGGCGCACGTCGTTACGGGACATCCAGCCGTTCTGCAGCGCACTGGTGTAGTACGCCGCCCGGCCAGCACTGTCGGCGCGCAGCAGGCCTTCTACCGAGAACTCGGCAAAGAGTTCCTCTTCACCATTCAGCAAACAGCGGGAAATCTCCTGCTCAATATTCACCAGCAGCGGGCGCAGCGTATGGGTCAGGAACTGGAGATTCATCCCTTCCAGACTCGATGCCCAGCTGCTTTGCTTCGAGGTATGCCCAACCATAAACGGCGGCACGCGGAACCAGCGGCAGATTTCCTCAATGCCAAAAGAGCGACTTTCCAGCATCTGCGCCGCTTCTGGATTCATGGTGACGTTCTGATATTTCAGTCCGCCCTCAAGCACCATGATTTTCCCGGCGTTCCGGGAACTGGTGAACTTAGCCATGTACTGACGAAGCCGATCACGCTGATCATCATCCAGAGCCATATCAGCAGAGAGAAAGCCGGAACTCTGAAGCCCGTTTTCGAAAATTTTTGCTGCCGACTCTTCTACCGCCATCGCCGCACCAATCACATCCCGGCCGGAACTCAGTGGCATCATGCCGCAAACACCATCGAGGCCGAACCCACGGATGTGCATCAGATTCTTTTCGGGAATTACACGCTGCCTGCCGTCTTCGGTGTAGGTGTATTCCAGCCGCCCGGTGTCCAGCCGCTTCACCACCATGTTCTGGGGCAGCAGTGGCACCAGCGACACCAGCTTATTGCCGATAAACAGCTTCTCAACAAAGGCATTACCGCGCAGACAGATGCTGGCCACCACCATCAGCATGAACCGGGACGGCGTCATTTCCAGATTGGGACGGCGACAAAGCACCTGGTAAACCGGATGATTCTGCGCCAGCTTGCGCGAGCCATCAGCCTGGCGGGTGTAAATCTTAACCGGCAGCGTGGACACCGACTCGCTCAGAAGCCGGACGCAGGCCCAGACTGCTGAAAGCTGGATCGCCCGATCTGCCGTGACGACCTTGCCGCTGCTGCTCGTGCCGTACCACTCCTGCCAGAACGTCCCGGTAGTCAGGCTGATGGGCACGCCCAGCCAGTTGAGCAAGGCACTTTTTACCTTGCCCGGCTGCTTACTTTTCTTCATCAGAAACCTACCATGATTGGATTTTCAAAGAAGCCGCTCAGATCCTGAGCATCATTACCACCATTGACCAGCATCCGGCTTTTAGCCGTAAACAGTGCAACCGGTCCGTCAATTTTGTTTTCAGGGGTGGACTTGTTCGGGAAGATGTTGTCGTTTTTGTCCGGCTTAACCGTGACGTTTGACATCATCCACCGCATTACGGGGTTGTCGTCATGGTGGAACTTGTTGCCGTAAATCTCCGCCTGCACTGATTTCATGGACTCAGAAAGGTTTTTGACCGTCTGTGCGACTTCCACCAGCGGCAAGCCTTCCTCCGCAAGTGACAGGCTGAACTGCACGGCGCTCCAGGGATCGAAAGCAATCTCCTTGATGTTCTCGCCCTTCACCCACTCCACTATGTCGGATTTAATCATGCCGTGATCGATAACGTCCCCGTCAGTCAGCTCGAGATATCCGGCGTCGGCCCACTTCCTGTAAAGCTCTGCAATATGGGCTGGCGCTGTTTCCAGTCGCCCTTCCGGGATCCAGAAACGTGGCTGCACATGAGTTTCACCTGCAGGATCGCGCCAGGCTTTCACCGCTGCACAAATATCGATTTTGTTGGCGAGGTCGACCCCCACCCACAGTGGCCACGCCTTTCGCTCAGCTTCCGAAGCAATACCCGGCATTTTTGCCCAGCGGTCCATGTCCATCCAGGCGCTCTCAGCTGTTACCCAGATGTTCAGGTGCTTGGTAAAGAAGTTCGGCCGTGCCGCGACCTGCTCCTTTGCCTTTTTGGCAAGGCGGCGCATGTCGTCCCAGCGCTTACAGATACCGAGGCCGGGGTTAGCTTTCGGCCAGTTGGCCTCGTCAAAGGGATCGTCGCCTTCGTCGAGGGTATAAATCAGGGCAAAGTAAGTGTCATCTTCCACCACGCCCCGCAGCACTTTGATTGCGTAATCCCGCTGCTCGTAACAGATGCCCTCTTTATTGGTACCCGCCGTTGTTATTGCGAAAAGCAGGGACTGAAGGCGCGCACCGGTAGCTGTTTCCAGGACGTCCCAGACGTCACGGGTACGGTGAGCGTGCAGCTCGTCGACAATTCCGCAATGTATATTCAGGCCGTCGAGGTTATTGGCATCGCTGGAGAGCGGTTCAAACTTAGAGGCCGAACGCTCCTGGTGAATGTTGAGCTTAACGTGACCAAAAAGACGCCCCAGCGTGCGGGGGGCTTTCTTGATCATGTTCTTGGCATCATCAAAAACAATCCGCGCCTGGTCGCGGGTCGTGGCGGCTGAGTAAACCTCAGCGCCTCCCTCGCCGTCGGCACCGGTCATGTACAACCCAATGCCAGACGAAAGTGTAGATTTGGCGTTTTTACGCGCCACCTCGTCATAAGCCGTACGGAAGCGGCGCACCATGACCGTGTCACCGTCATCATCGATCACAGCCAGGCCTGTCATCTCATCAATCAGCGGAACGACGAAACCAAAAATGTTGATCAGGATAAAAACGTGCCAGGCCATCAGCGTGATCGGCTTGCCTGCCAGCGCCCCTTTAACGTGTGGGACGAAATTATAAAAATCGAGGATGTGCTGGGCGCGTTCCTCACTGAAGTAGATGCCGCGCCCAGGCCCATGCTCTAAATCATTAAGAAATCGCTGGCACGCCAGGCGCACCAGTTCGCCAGCAACAATCTCGCCAGACAGCACACGCTTGGCGTACTGAATACCTTCCGAAACCGTTGCCATTCATCATTTGCGCTTTTTAAGAAATTCATCCAGTGGATCGGCCTCAGCCGGGCCTTTAGCGCCAACCTTGGACCGGCTGGCCGGGGTCATGCCGAATTCAGCGAGCATTGCCCTGATGCGCTTCCACGCATCAGCTTTCATCACTGCCGCCGGGTGAGGCTTAATCATCCTGATTTCCCGCTCTTTCCCTTCGTCCGGCTCATCCTCGCTGTAGACGGCGTAGGTGTAACCTTCCCGCTCTAACGTCTCGCAGTGATTCCGGTACTCTGTGTAAGCCTCGATCAGCAGTTCAAGTGCTTTACCGTCCAAGGTGGTCATCACCCCGACAGCATCAAGCTCTTCGCCAATTCGCTTAAACCAGTACTTCCCCATCTTGTCGAAATGCTTCGGAACTGGGGGTACCCCAGAAGCGGGTTTTGGCTCGTCTTTGTTGACAGCTCGTTTTGATGGGTTCCCCTTCACCAAAGCCAGATGTGTCGGGGTTTTCGGTGGTCCTGGCATAATCGAAAACTCCTATTAATCGATGGTGGGGATCCCCATAAAAAAGTTTTCTAACCTGCGGCGGTGTGAAAAAAGGTTAGGCGGCGGTCCTCAGCAGGCATGGCTCTGAACTCTGATCCCGCCCTCCCCTCCAATGAGAATCGATATAATTCACATTAAATGATTGCATTTGAAATCATTTCACTTTTCATCAGTCGAGATGGAAGTCATCGTTGAGGTTGCGGCGCCGCGCGCTGCTGGCATTGTGCGGGCAGGCGCTGGAGTTATGGCCTGACAGGCCGCAGTAACCGCAGCGCAGGTTCGCACGGCGGGCTGAGCCTCCCCATGTCTTTGGGCAGTTCGCTACGGTGTGCAGCGTCGAGCCGCAGTAGGTGCAGCGCGTATAGCTCATCGGGCTCTCTCCGTTGCGGTCTTGCGCTTATGGCATGGCCAGCACAGCGATTCGAGATTGCTGTCGTCGTCTGTGCCGCCGTGAGCTTTCGGGATGATGTGGTCGACCGTTTCTGCCGGACGTGGTCTGCCGCTGCGCAGGCACGCCTGGCAAATGTGACGATCACGTTTAAGGATGCGGGCGCGGATGATATCCCACTTGCTGCCATAGCCGCGCTGGTGGCGGCTCAGTCCTCGCTGGTGCTGCTGCCACCCTTCGTTACGGTGCGCATCGCAGTAGCCGGAACGGTCTGTGGTAGTGCCGGAACACCCGCGTTTACGGCAGGCGCGAGGGATAGCTGCTGGCATATTATTGGCTCCAATAAAAAAGTCCCGCGTGAGCGAGGCTGTGATTTATCCCCTATAGGGCATATTTAATATTTATCCTCTACAGCCATTACGATGGGTCTACCTATGGTGATGGCAATAAAAAACCGCCCGGAGGCGGTCTATAAAATCTTTAATAATATTTTCAGATAAATAGGAAAATTTAATCTTCGCTTTCACTATCCATTTTCTTTGCCATCTCAACGAAGTTAATCGATGGTAAGGTAACAGATTCAAGCCCGGCGTTCAGAAGCACAGTACTGACGAAGGCTCGCAGATAGGGGTATGCAATAGCAGGGGCATTGATTTTATGGAAAGACCCTTTCCAAAAAGACTCGTCAAGAGGTTCATCGCATTCAAAGATAAAGTCATGTAATAACTTAAATTTAAACCCTCTATCGGAAGTTAAAGTGAAATCAAACTTCACAAAAAAATCTGTATCACACTCAGCTACAGGATGGCTGGAGTAGGTAAAATTGATGCGATTGACAAGCTCAGTCTCTTCTTGAGTTTTAGTGATTAACAGCTCATCAACTTTGTTATCTTTAAGCTTGAGGTGCATGACTTATGCCGCCGAGAAAAGAGACAGCGCCCCTTGAGGCGCTGAGTTTGAAATTTTTGGGAAAAAACTTAGAAGTTCATCGTCCATTCTGAAAAATTCACATTGCCAGACGTGACTTTCTTCTCGAGCAATCTGACCAGCAGCAGCTCCTATCAAATCATAGGTAGGCTTGTGCGTGACTTCCTCTGAGGATTTGTCCATAACCCCACACTTATGAAGTGCAGACAAAAACTCGTCACGTGGCATTGTGTCGATTAGGTCTAATGCTGCTTCTAACCACGCTGTTTTGTTCATATTGACCCCTTAGTGACAATATCATGCTTTATGGCACATCGTGTCGGTTCCTTCAGACACATGATTCTGCAATTTGGTATGCGAGCTTTCAATTGACCGCGTTGCGTAGTGATGGCGTCTCGTCGTACTAACGCGTCAAGATTAAGATTTTGAAGAGCAAAATTAGCAACAAAACAGTCGTTTTGTAGGGCTGAAGCATCGCCATATCCCTCTTGCTTCATTCTCTGAGCTAACTTGTCCCTGATTTTGTTAAAACGTATCAAATCATCAATGTCATCCAAATCAAGATGTGATTCAGTACGTATCAATGATTTTAGCACAGCATAGCGATTGTACTTGCGTTTACGTGCTTGCCGGTCCCAGGAACGAAACCTTGCCCAATTGACTGCGTTTTCAATAGGATCGGTAAACCCACTGATGAAAAAATAGGCACCATTTCCTAGCCAATCGTTGTCTGCCTCGCTGATCCTGTAGTTGCTCACCACTATCTGTTCAGCAGATTGAAGACTCGTTCCATGATATCCAGCCCACTCGGTATAAGATTGAGAATCTTCTTGTGAGTCCAAGGGATATCCGCCTTCCCAATTTGATTTTGTACGAAGAGTTTCTCGTGTGGGGCAAATCTTACCTTTAAGGTATTTATCAAAACAAGAATTTAGGTATAACTCTGTGGATAACATGAAGCTCAATAGCACTTTTTGCTAAAAAATTTCATAAAAACTATTTTGTCAATGGTTGACTACTGATTTTATCGATTGGTTAAAGCAAATTTATTTCCATTTGTGCAGTTCTAGAACCAGACATTTAGGTGCTAGTCATCCATTATAGTTTCGGAACATTTACCTTCTGCAGGTCATGACCTACAAAAACTCATTCGTTAAATTCATGTCCCTCATAATCTATGCAGTTCGCCTGCCATGATTTGTTGTGCGCCAGGATGTCTTTCTTCGTCTGCTTATCCAGCACATCAATGTCATGATCGGTCAGGTAGATTGGCTTTATCCAGTCACAGGCAGTATCAACCACCACCGGGGCGCTTCCACGAGTCACGCAGCTCGCGATCAACATCGTCGCCAGGCATATGGTTAACAGTTTGCTGTACATTGCTGGCCTCTTTCGTTGCTTCAACCCGGCGCTCTGCCACAGCGACCGTGGCTGCGGCATTATCTTCGGTACGCTGCTGGTCTGCTTTTGCCTCGGCTTTGCTGGTGCCGCGAACGTGGCCCAGGCCAAAAGCGCCAGCTATGGCAGCTATCACTGCTGCGACCAGCCCTATGATCGTTTCAATACCCATAGTGACCTCACACCAACACAGATTTTGCCAGGTTAAACAGAATGCGCCGTTTATCCAGGCCGTTACGCCCTCCATTGATGATCAGCGTGACGCGCTCAACATCGCCCGAATAAAGCAGGCAGCCGTGGGACACGTAAAACCATGCTGCTGATCGCGCGGCATAGACATCCAGCTCCAGCAGCTCGGGGTGGGTTACCAGATCAAGCTTCAGCGCCTGACCGCAGTTGCGATAGTTGCTCAGGCCTGTGATCTGCTTCAGACCGCGGCCCCGGTATTTCCAGCCGTCACCCGCCACCTGGTTGCCCAGGTTCTTTTTGCCCCACTCATTGCCATAAACCAGATTGGCGATTGCCTTCTGGTTGGCCGGTTGCGTTGACGTTCTGCCGAGGGCAGCAGCCTGCTGTACGGTGATGCGATGACTACCGAACGTTGGTACCAGGTTCTCAGCTGCATAGTTCAGGTTTTCAACCACCCGTGTAAACCCGGCAGACTCATGCCCCATCTGGGCAATAAACATGGCCTGATCGAGCGGAGCAGTTATGCCGTACTCTTTCATTGCAGCGTCAATATGCGGAAACCAGCGCGCAGCCAGCCCGACGCTGATGCGAGCCGCCTTCTGAAATTGTGATTGGTTCATTAGTGCCTCAGTTGATCAACCAGACGCGCAACGTTGCCTCTGACGGCCACCAGCACGGAAAGGAAAAGGACGTTGGCCCCAATGGTGGCCCACGATGAATGAGGATAAATGCCGCAAAGGTAGGCCAGTGGCACGGCGCTGTACGTCACAGTAATCAGCCATGCCAGGCGGGAAACCCACGGGCGATGCCGTGAATCACCCCGGCGGTAAAACATCAGAGTAAGAACTACGCCAGCGCAGATCAGCGCGTTGATAGTTGCTGTCGGGTCATTTAGAACCACCTGAGCCTCCCCGGCGCGTTATCAGCGCCACCAGCGAGCCGACATCCTGGTTATTCAGGAACGTCAGGATTTTGACGGCTAATGCAGAAACAATAACGGCGCCAATAGCGTCCAGAGGTTTATCACTGTAGCCAGTCCAGTTGGCCAGCTTCGAACCAACCAGGCCGGAACAGAGAATGCCAGCGATATAAGACACTACGAAATATGCCAGTCGGCGGGGTGCGCCCAAGTCTGCCGCCGTTGCGATATAAAAGACAGCTCCTGCAAATGAACCAAAAACCACGCCGTAATCTGTCCCGGTCAGCAGTCCATAGACACTGGCACCTGTAAGAGCACCACCAGCTAACCCGGTGCCGGAAATTGGATCGGACATTGAGCCCCCTCTTATTGCCGTGAGTCCTCTCAGTACGAGGGGAAACAAAAAAGGCCGCCAATAGGCAGCCTTCAGATATTTATCAATTGATATTATCTTGGAAGATGTTGTGGTGGGCCAATCCAAGAGAAAGAGTTAAATGCTTCTTGAATTATCGTAGTGATTTTCAGCATTGATTCCTCTGAAACATCTACTTCACCATAGTGACCATCGGCCATGGTGTACCCAAGTTTGGTCCCATGCAAGTTACTAAGCATCAATGCTCCTGAAGGCGCAACAACGAAACCGTTATCAATTGGTTGAAGTTGTAAGGGTTTTGGCTCTCTTCCAGCGCCAAGACCACGCGCCCTATCTTCTAAATGTTGCGCTGAATTTCTCACAGCTCTTAAGTTAGGGAAATCATCGGCAATCCTGGCGTGTAATCTTTTAATTTCCGGAGGAGCACCGTTTTCTTCAGATATGACTTTTAAAAACCTATCTATCGTGTCGAGAGCATTGAGAAAGGATTTGGCATGCAAAAAAATAAATCGGTGCTGATGACTTGATGGAATTTCTCCATTACTCCATTTCTCTTTTTTAAAGCGAGTCTCAACTTCAATTGCCACTTTCTCGCTACGGTCATAAGGCAGCAAGCCCAACTCCTGGCGGACTTGTACTTCTAAATCTCGACGCTTTTGCATATCATCCTGCCACCGTTGATGATCGAGGCCAACATTACCAGACCTATTATGCATTTCGAGATTGAATAAATTTAATGCGATGTTAGCGTCATAAAACGCTGTTTCCAGGTGACTTAATAGTCTTTCAAGCTTCCAGCCCAGTTCTAAATCTTCATGGCTGATATTGCTACCAGGCTTAGTTAATTCAAAAATCAGCATTTGTTTGATCCCCAAGATAAAGGCCAAACAATTATATTACCGCTATATAGAATTTATCTATTTTGGATGCACTAAAAAAAACCCGCTCGATGGCGGGCTTCTTAACGCTGAACATACAATGCCCATCGTTAACGTCAAATTTACACAAAAACGGCAACTTTGCAAGCAACGTGACGCTAAATAGTGAGATTTATATCAAATTATGCGTTCTTGTTACTTTCTTCAACTGAGTGTCTGCGTTGCTTTCCTCCTGAAAGCATTTCGTCACCAGGCTTTCATAGAACGGCTTCCAGCTATAGCGCCAGGTGCGATCAGGAAGGCTGTCCAGCTCGGCCAGAACGCCGCGATACGCCACTGATGATTTCGGCCTGCTGTATCCTCGCCCCTCACAGCGTTTGCACTCCTTATAAACCGGCGCACCCTGCAACTCAGTTTGCTTTCGGTCGAGGGTTTGACCAGATCCGCCACACTGGCAGCGCTTACTGATCTGGCCGGTTCCTTTGCACTTGCCGCACAGCTGGTGGTCAACATCCTTTACCTCGCGGAAGACTTCAAAATCAGATGGAGACTGACCCAGATCCTTAGCAAATTGAGGCAGGCGCATTGTGTAATGACTTTTGGTAATCACGCTGGTCCTGGTTATGAAGCCCTTGCCCCGGCATTTCGGGCAATCTGAACTGTCAGCTGCTGATGAGGCGTAATCCTTGAATGCGAATCTGGCGAGGATCCGCATGCAGAGAGGAAACTTTTTACCAGCTGCTTTGCGTACCGCCATTGGTGCGTGCTGCTTGGCGTACTCCGTCAGCCAGTTGATAGCGGCTTCTTTATCCTGTGGACTGATGCCAGCTTTCCCCAGATACATGGCAAGACCGATCCCGGCGTCGGCCTGGGTCATGCCCAGCGCCGCCATGATGTCGGTTACCGTTAACTGATCGCCCGCGGTTGCGCGCACGCTATCAGAGATGTGCATCCCTTTCGGTGCAAAAAACTTTAAAACTCCGTCCAGATTCATAGCGTTCTCCACTCCGTCTACGCCAGTGCGCCGATGGCCAGCGCCCGGTCTAATGTTTTCAACAGCAGCTCCGGCTGCGTGCCGTACTTCGCTTCAAATGCCACAGCGTCAGCGTGCAATTCGTCGTGATGCGCCCTGCACAGCGGAATCACGAACAAATCATGCGCTTTGGTGCCCATGCCACCCATGCCGTGGCCGATCAGGTGGTGGGGATCGTCTGCCGGGTTCTGGCAACATGCGCACTGCTGCGCCTTTACCCAGCGGGTGTATTTCTCGTTTTGCCAGCGTCGACGCTTTGGCCTCAACATGAAGGATTCGGGCGTCTCCGGATCCACCTGCAGCGACAGCACCTTTTTAACTGCCTCCTCTACAATGCTGGTAGGCGGTACCGACGGCACAATGTCAGCCTCACGAGTCACTGACTGCACTTTCTCTGCCGGAATCCGCAGGACCTTGCGCGCCACCGTCTCAGGGATGGCGTGCGCCAGCTTGTTAAGCGTCAGCCACCAGCACAGTTCTGGCAGGGTCACGGCGTGCGAATCATCGAAACCCAGCCCGGCGCGAACAACCGACAGTAGCCAGGCTACCAGGTTCTCCCGCGCAATGCCCGCCAGTTCGTTAGTAAATTGCTCCCGCACCCGGATATCGCAGGCCCAGCACAGCCGAAGCACGCCGGGCGCATGCCGCATGGTGACCATTTCGTGGTGGTGATAGTCGCTGTGCCGGTACTGGCAGCCGGATTCCCGCATCAGCCAGGCTTCAAGACATGACAGGCCACCAGCCCGCTTAATCACATCGGCATGCTCAAACACGGGCACCATTGCCGGATCCTCCGCCAGCGGCTGCCGCGCCGCCGGGAGCTCCCCGGTTGGAAGACCCGCCAGGCGCTCCGGCTCGTTCTCCAGAAGAATGCGACCACGCTGGAAATGCGGCATAAGCTCAGGACCAGGGCGGAACGCCACGATCCCGAACTCTTTTACGACGACAGGGGTTAGTAACGCTCTCACGCTGCCTTCCCTTTAGCGATATGCTCTGCCCACAATCCGCCGATCCACCTCACCCCTTTAGCCGTAAAGCGCGCCTGGCTGAAAGCGTGGTTTGACGTGGTCGAAGTCCCCGTTTTAACCTCAAAGCGTCCGGCGTCGATATGCTGGTGCCGCGGCGTCAGCGCCCCGCCGAGCCGATACATGATGTCGTTCTCGATCAGGAAAAGGCGGAACTCAGTTTCTTTGGCTTTAAGCAGTTTTGCCACCTGGCGGAATGAGAGTGAGCCGCTGGCGCTGCAGTAGCGATCGACAAATTCAACCTTCGGCGCCGCAGCTGCGAGCTGGAGCGTCAACTGTTCTTTTTGCTCGGCCAAATCTGCCGCCAGGCGCAGCGCCTCAGGTAAAGATCGGGGCACGCTGATATTCCGCCCCTCCTCCAGTTCCTGCCAGCGATCGACAACCGCGGCGGTAAATTCCGGCGACAGCCGGGCAACCACGACCAGCGAGTCACGCTTGTTGAACCGGTACTCCTGATAAACGTTGCCATTGTGCTCAAAATCGAACTGCGCCAATGGCGCGGTTAAAACTCCACCAGCAACGAGGCGCTCCGCTGAGCGTTTAACGTCACTGTGTTTGCTCTGTACCAGCTCCGCAATTTCCCGGCTGGACATTGTCACTGCACCATTCACGATTAACTGATTCATGCGATTCTCCACTTATCAGGCGGCTGCACCCGCCGGTTCGTATTTACTGATCGTGATTTCGACCTTTCCTTTCTGCGTAACTGGCCCCCACTCCACCAGCATTCGCTTAATCTGGCTGTCGTCTTCCCAGATGCCCGCGTGAGTCAGCGCGTCGAATAGAGCTTTGTTGTAGTTGTCGATGTCGCGACGGCGGGCGTCCGGCGGGAAAAGAACGATCTCCACCGCCGCCGGCGCACTGCTGGGCTTCGGTAATCGGCGCAGCTGCTTGATGATCGCCGCGCATGCCTCGCTCTGGAATGCCCGCCCCTTGGCGCTAACGAGAGTGCGACCTTTCAACGGGCCGCTGTTTGGGGATCGCCAGTAGGCATTGACGCTCGGCGGGAATGGCAGGGTCAGCTTCATAACTCGACCCCGCGGATCTCAAGGAATGTGAGCGCCTGCTCCCGCGCACTTTCATCGCCGATCAGCAGCGCACGAATTATCGCAATGGCTTCATCTTCGCATTGCTGCCCTGTAATAGAGATCCCGCGGGAAACGTCCGGGGTGATCGTGATGGCCCCTTTTCGCTGGAGGATGAGCAAAGCGTCCCGCGCCGAGTTATGCGAGCGGCAGCCCATTAATCCGGCCAGTTCAGCAACGGTTGGAGGGAAGCCGTGCTCTTTCTGGTAATCGACCAGCAGGTCTAAGACCTCCTGCTGGCGCATGCTCAGGGTTTTCACGCGGCCTTCTCCTCTTTCTGCCCGTCTTTTCGTTCATCCATCAGGAGCCGGAATCGGGCCCTCAGAGAACGAATGTTGTGCCAGTGATGCTGGGGGATGGACTCGAGAACTGCCGTTACCTCAGCGGCCGCTATCCCGTATTCGGTGATCACCTCTGGCGCCAGGGTTAGCAGGCGGGACTTCATATCCTCGCGGATGTTTTCATGCTCAAAGCTTTGCTGGTCCAGCCAGGCAATGAGCTGCTGCTGATCGACATTCTCTTTAATCAGTTCTACCGCTTTGGCGATCGTTTCCGTCGGCACAACGATAAATTCGGGTGCTGTGACGGAATCAGATGCCCAGGTGTGCGCAAAGCGCGATTCTGAGAAGGTGTATACCTCTTTGTCGCCGAACGCCGCACATGCACACGCCCAGAAGTTAAAGCCGCTTTGCTCCAGAATATCTTTCTTGGTCAGCGGGAGTTCTGGCTCAGCAGCTGCTGGCGGAGCCTCTTCCACTGGCGCTACGGCTTCTGGAATAATTTCCGGAATATTTTGCGGTTGTTGCTGTGGTTCAACCTTCTTAATCAGGCGCTCAGCTTCGCGGCGGATCTGCGCCATGAAAGCATCCCCGCGCGCTTCCAGATCCTTACGGCTGATATAGCTCATCGCCTGGCCGCGCCAGGTCTTGTCGAATACGGCGACTGCACCTGCGAAGAACGCTCCGGACGGCACCTGCTTTTCGTCTTTTGGCACAAACCACATCGGCAGATCGAAACCAATGCGGCCGCGGATAAACGCAACGTGATCGGCATCTTCAGGCCACCATACCTCGCTGGTTGCAGCCTTGATCAGGAAGACAAAGCGACCGCCCTTGTCACGCATCGCGCTGGCGTGCTGCATGATGTAACGCATACCGGTGATGTAATCATCTTCATGCATGCTGGCGCGGCTGTATGGCGGGTTCGCGAAGGCGGCACCGTTCAGTTCTTCCACCCGGGCGGACCAGTCCTGCACCAGCGCATTATCCTCAACGGTGTAATACGCTTCGCATTTGCTGTTCTCGCCGTCAGTAAACAGGTCCAGCACGAACGGGCCAAACATGGAGTTGATGCCCCAAAAAATGTTATCCGGCGTACGCCACTGGTCGCCGACTTCCTTCAGTTCGTGCAGCGGCTGGCTGCGCAGTTCGGCCAGGTCCCGGCAGTATTTATTGGTCATTGGTCTTCTCCGATATAATGGCCTGCCAGCAGGCACGCGTCTGTTACGCAGCGTTTCTTGGCCTGTTTGAGGCATGACGCACGTCGTTTGACGTAACGCTCCCGATCCTTATTCACAGCTGTCAGGTCGAAAGCCTGAAGCCATACCGTCGCAGCGCGCAGGTAAAGCCCCTTCTCCTCCAGCTCTACGGCGTATTTTTCTAAATCAGTCAGGGTCTTCACTGTGTCTGCGTAGGAAGCAGCTGCTGCTGCGGCTTCTGTTTTGACGAAGTCTTCGCAGGGGTAATACACAATCGTCGTGTCGTTATGAATCTCGCGCTTGAGCTTCCCCTCGTTGTGAAAACGGAACAGGCAGCGGCTGATCGTGCGAAACGAGCTATGAGTCAGAACATTGGCAACCTGACGGGTGCTGCAGCCAGGGTTATCCAGCGCGAACTGCAAAACTTCGGATTCGATGCTCATGATGTTGCCCCCCTGAATCCCTCAGGAATTTTGTTATCAACAGGACCGAACTTCATCGGGTCTGCTTTGCGCTGACCCCATGTTTCGCGTGCCGGGCGCCCCGCGGAGTTCCACTTGTTCGCTGACTGCAGGTAGCCCGGGAATTTGGATGGCAGGAACAGTGTTGATGGGCGCAGATATTCAGCCATTTTCAGATCGTCGCCCCACTTCTCGACGCTGTAATCAACCACCAGCATCAGCTCATCAGGCATAAATCCTTCGGTCAGGCGGCCGCGAATGTTCTCCAGAGACGACTTGCAGACCTGGTACCGGGATCCGGTTGTCTGGTTCAGGTGAGATAAAACCTGTTTCGCCTGGTCGGTGATCACCACGGCAGGGTCGGGTTGCGGCGCAACCGGACAAGAAGGTTTTTTATTTGATGGATCAGTAGTTGATTTTACTGACGGATCCCCGCCAGATTCTGACGGGTCAAAACCGCCATTTTGGCTGGATTTTGATGCCTCAAATTTTGACGGGTCAGATTTTGATGCGTCAGAATTTGACGTGTCAGAATCTGACAGGTGAGACAGTGCCGCCGTACGGAGCTTTGCCACATTCAGTTGGTAGATATTGGATGCGTTACGGTTGCCCTGGCGGCGCTGAGTGCGCTTAAGCCAGCCGTCTTTCTCAAGTTTCGCGATCGCCGTGCGCACAGTGCTTGGCCCGGCGCCGAGCTGCCGCGCAATAGTTTCGATGGAAGGCCAGCACACTCCCTCATCGCTGCTGAAATCAGCCAGGCGCGCCATGATCGCCACGCTGGACAATTTCATGCCGGAAGCCGCGCAGCCGTCCCAAACGTAGCTGCTTAATTTAGTGCTCATGATCGCCCTTTAACTCTGTAAATTTGCGCTGGAACTGATCGAGAGGGCTGAAGCATTCATGCTCGTACCCATCTCGCAGGTATATGACGCGTCGGGTCTCTGGCTCCCACCGGATAACCCGAACCGGGACGCCGCGGTGATCCCTGAATCTCCTGTCGATTTCACGCATAAAGATTCTCCTTTACGGCGCCATACCCCCACGATTGCCATTGCCCGGCTGTGGTTACATGCAACCCAGCGGCCTGATACCATGCGCTCATACCGAAACGACGGGGTCCCATTGACCGGGAAGCCACGGAGTTGCGGCAGACGGTGATTTACCGTTAAACTGTTCATGCGTTAGTTTCTCCACTGTTACGACACGCCACGACGCCCGGAGCTGCACACTCGCGGGCGTTACTCTTTTCTGGCGCGCAGAAAACGCGATATAACAGCGTTAAATGCTCTTGCCACTTCGCCATCACCTGGTAGCTGTTCTCTTCGATTTGCTCGCGTTCGGCCTGGTCAATGACGCCATCTGCGGTTGCCTTGCGGACGAACTTGGAGTGCTCACTGATCCACTCAATGGTTTCCATCAGGCGCTGATTAATGTCGGCGTTATCCACATCCTCGATATCTACCAGCGGGACGTTGACGCTGTTCGACTGGCGCGATACCGCATCAGCGATGTGCTTGGTGCCACTGGCCAGCTGGAGAACCATCGCCCAGCCCATTGGGAAGATCTGATCGCCACCAGTGCGTAGACGGTTAAAGAGCGCATCCTCTGTCACGCCCAGCCATTCAGCCGCCTCGGCGTAACCGCCCGGCAGGCTTGATATGGTCTTTTTAATTGCCGTCACCAGCCATGCGGGCTGTTTTTCGACTTGCCAGTGTTGATTGCCCACGGTTAACTCCTTGAATCTGTGGTTTATGCTATGCCGCTTTCTCGTTACGCTTCTGGTAAAGCGAAGAGTCGAATTTGAGTTTTCCTTTAGTGCGTGCATCCGCCTCTGCTGCACGGCCTTTAGGAATTAGTTGGCCCGGGCGAGTCCGCCATTGATAAAAGGCTTCAGGCGATACCCCGAAAAATTCAGCCGCCTTGTTTGGCGAACCGAAGTACTGCTCAAGTTCAGTTGTGGTCATCTTATCCTCCTAAGAATATTTAGATATTATTATCTAATCTTTTTTAGGTCAATAAAAACTAAGATTACTTAGGTTTTCATTTCTAAGGGTTTGAATCGTGGGGACACTTGGCACGCGGTTAAAGGAATTAAGGAAACAGAGAAAGCTTACTCAAGGCCAATTGGGTAAAGCGCTTGGAGTTTCTGATGTAACGATTGGCTACTGGGAAAGAGATCTGAACGTGCCAGGCGGTAAATCGCTGACAAAACTTGCTCAATATCTCAGTGTAACTGAAGGGTTCCTTCTATATGGCCGCGAGGACGAGGCTAACGTTGGGCCTGCACCAGTAGCGGCTCAGCAAATTCCAATCATCAGCTATGTCCAGGCTGGGGCTTGGTCACCTGAGTGCGACGCCAGAAATATCGATGGAACGGTGGATTATATTTTGACGTCAGAGTTTCACTCTCATTCAACTTTTGCCCTTAAGGTCAAAGGAAAGTCAATGGAGCCCGAGTTTGTCGAAGGTGATGTAATCATTGTAGATCCCGAGCTACATCCAGGCCCTGGCGATTACGTTGTCGCGAAGAACGGCGGCGACGAAGCCACATTTAAAAAATACCGTGCACGCGGAATCAGTGAAGCTGGCGAAGAAATTTTTGAACTCGTGCCACTGAATGAAGACTACGCTATCCGCAATTCTGCAAAAGAAAAGATTCATGTCGTTGGGGTGGTTGTTGAACACCGCCGCATGATGCGCCGCAAGTAATTACCCTTCCCTACAGAAAATCTAAATTAGTTTAGGTTTTATGCTTGACGTTAATTCTAAGTTATTTTAGATTCAATCATGAAAAGCGAACAGCCAAGATGCCCGCAAATCAGCGCCTGGCTCGCAACCGTAATCATTAAAGCAAGCGTGGTAGTTGTTTGGCGGTACCAGTTTTTTATCCCTTGATGGCTGGTACCGCCCCTTTTTTACACAACACACGAGAGCATCACCGGGTGACGGGCTCATAACCCAATCCACCCGGGCGGCTTCCTAACCGCAGGTACTCTCCTGTGTTGTGTGGAGAAACTAACCGGCGGTGGCAGCCGCCGCCAGAGGGTAAACCGATGAGTAATGAACGTTTGACCGATGTGCCCGAGTTTATGGGCGAACTGGATGGAGGCGTGTTCCAGAACAAGATCGCCGTAGCGCTGAGTGAGGTCGCCTTCGGCGTGCTGAACAACGGCCAGAAGGGGAAAGTTACTTTAACCTTTGAGCTGGACCGCATGAGCAACTCTGTCGAAGAGAAGCGCGTGATGATCAAGCATAAGCTGGCTTATGTGCGCCCTACCCCTCGCGGTAAATCCTCAGAAGAGGACAGCACCGAAACGCCGATGTACGTCAACCGCGGCGGCAAGCTGACCATCCTGCAGGAAGACCAGGGGCAGCTGTTCAGCCTCAAAGGCGATCCGGATGCGAAGCTGCGTTCGCAGCAGTAACCTACCATTCACCCACGTTAAGGAAACACCATGTCCCACTCTTTAGACGGTACTGCGATCGAAAAAATTAGCGATCTGACACTCTCCCGCTACATGGAAGAGAAACTTGAAGGTGTGGATTGTCCTGCTGCTGTTGTTCCGCAGGGAGTCCGCATTGAAAGCCTGGAATCGCTTTGCATGGAGCGCTACCGCTTTCGCGGTAAGATGGTAACCGCCAGTATTGAAGACTTTACGCGCTATTCCACTGGCTACGCTGATGAAGGTAGCCGCTGCTTTATCAACGCCGACGATATGCGCGCCGCAGCTGTCTTCAACCTCGGCACAATCGAAAGCCCGGGGCATGCAGACAACACCGCGCACCTGGCGTTGAAAAAGACCGCCCCGTTTGCTTCCCTGCTGTCCGTTAATGGCGATCGTCATTCCCAGAAAGAGCTGGCCGAGTGGCTGGAAGACTGGGCAGAAAACCTGACCGGCTTTGATGCCGATGGCCAGGCTATTGACGCCAAAAAATCAGCAGCAGCGATCCGCAAAATCACTATCGAGTCCATACAAAAAGCGGACTACGAGGATCAGGACTTCAGCGGTAAACGTTCTCTGATGGAAAGCGTTGAAGCTCGCACGCAGGACATCATGCCGGTGGCGTTCGAGTTTCGCTGCGTGCCGTTCGAGGGTCTGGCAGAACGTCCATTCAAGCTGCGGCTGAGCATCATCGGCGGCGATCGCCCTACCCTGGTGCTGCGCATTGTCCAACTGGAAGCCCAGCAGGAGGATATGGCCAACGAGTTTCGTGATCTGCTGGTCGATAATTTCAAAGGCAGCCAGGTGGAAACCTATATCGGTTCGTTCAGCGCTTAATTACGTTGCCTTAAATGCCCCGCGTCAGGGGCATTTAGGGAAGCGAAATTAAATTAACGATCGCCAGCAGGCGAGGGATTCGCTCAACCAAAAATCAGGCGCGGTGCAGCGCGTATTAATGGAGAACACGTAATGTCATATATTCAGACACTATCCGGGAAGCATATTAACTACCTCAATATTCATCACGACGATATCGTGATCGAGGATATTGCCACTGCCCTTTCTCACATCTGCCGCTTTGCCGGCCACCTGCCGGAGTTCTACAGCGTCGCGCAGCACTCAGTGCTTGTCAGCCAGCTGGTTCCCGCAGAGTTCGCCCTCGAAGCGCTACTGCATGATGCTGCTGAAGCTTATTGCCAGGACATCCCGGCGCCGCTGAAACGCCTGCTCCCGGATTACCAGCGTATCGAGGCGTATGTCGATAGCGAGATCCGCGCTAAGTTCGGATTACCGGCCCACCAGCACGACACGGTGAAGTATGCCGACCTGATCATGCTCGGTACCGAACGCCGGGATCTGGATATCGACGACGGTTCCGTGTGGCCAGTGCTCGACGGCATCCCAACGACCGACCTGTTTACCGTCATCCCGCTTCGCCCGGTGCAGGCCTACGGTCTATTCATGGCCCGGTTCAACGAGCTGATGGGGATCCGCAAATGCGCCTGACCACAAGACAGTTAGTAGCTGAAGCACACCAGGCAGCCCGGTCACTCCCCCCAGAGTCAGCGAAGTTGATCACCGAACTGGCTACGCGACTGGATGTAACCCGAGCCGCGCTGTGCGAATCACTGAGCGAGCGTGACCGGCTGGCGGCAGACGCCCGTCGTAACGCCGGAGCGGTTGTATCAACACTTAATCATGGAGCGGCCCAATGAGCAAAGTCAAAACCCATACCGGTACCATCATCACCAAGGACGGCGAGAAGACCGTAAAGCTGCATGAGACGCCGACCACCTGGTGCGTTGGCCAGCGTGAAACTTATCGCAAGGAAGACGGCCGCCGCAGTGGCGCGCCGCTGACAGCTCGCAGGCTAAAGCTGTCAACCATTAAGCCAATCATCGCAGAAGCGCCTCATCAGGAGGATAAGCAAATAAAAAAGTAAATCGATGCGGCAGTTGTTATGACTGGATCCGCAATGGTTGCGGAACCTGTATCTTTAAAGAGTAACCGGGTGCAGCCGGTAAAGTGGAGGAATTATGCTGAACCTCGATTGTGTCCCTATCTCAGCCTATTGCAATGAAACTGGTGAGAGCATTGATGCCATTAATAAGCGCTTGCAGCGCGGAGTTTGGCGTGAAGGTGTTCAGGTTCTGAAGGTGGAAGGCGTTAAGGAGAGATGGATTGATCTTAGTGAGGTAGCTAAATGGGCAAGACAGAGTCGCCTAAACTCCCGCGCGGCGTGACCATCAGGAAGCACAGCCAGGGTGAAACTATCAATATCACATTCACTTATAAAGGGGTGAAATGTAGAGAGCCCCTTTCCAATTTAGAAGTGAGTAGCAAGAACCTGAAATACGCCGAGCGGACCCTCGGCGAAATCTATAACCAAATTGAGCGTGGAACATTCGTTTACGCAGAACATTTCCCGCGATCTGCGCGGTTAAAATTATTTGGCAATGCGGCCGCTGGCAAGACAATAAAAATGTACTTGGACGAATACATCAACATCTGTGAAACGCGAAAACTTTCGCCGTCCACCATTGGTGGTTATAAAAAATGTCGTAGCGCTCTGGTAGGCCTTCATTCACTGCCTGCAAGCGAGCTGACGCCGGCGGCGATGAAAGCATGGATCCAGAGTCGCTCCACCACGCTAAAGACAATTCGCAACCAACTATCCTTCCTGCGCTCAGCGCTAGACGAGGCTGTAACAGATGGCGTGCTCCAACTTAACCCGGTATCTCTGGTAACGGCATCTCGCTATCAAAGCGACAAATCGACTGCTGCCAGCGATTATATTGTCGATCCGCTTTCACCGGCAGAAATAGATGCCCTCCTCTCCTCTGCCGGTAATAAGCAGTGGGAAAACCTTTTTATGTTCGCTATCCAGACGGGTTTGCGCAGCTCGGAATTATGCGCGCTACGCTGGCGCGATATCGACTTCATCGGGAAGACCGCGCACGTTCAGAACGCGAGTGTGGTAGGCATTATCAAGGGAACAAAAACAAAGGCAGGTACACGTAAAGTAGAACTCAGCGATGTGGCGATGGCAGTGCTTGCGAATCAGAAAACATTCACCTTCATGAAAGACGCAACGATATTCGAGGACCCTAAAACGAATAAGCCGTGGGCCAGCGCAGACGCGATCCGCAAAAAGGCTTGGGTTCCAACTTTACGTAAAGCGGGGATCAGGTACCGCAACCCATACCAGACCCGGCATACATTTGCGACGCGTCACATCAGTCAGGGTGCCAACCTTTTCTGGCTCGCCGGACAGATGGGCCACAAGGGGCCGGAGATGCTCTTTCGCCATTACGGGCGCTATCTGAAAGAGTATGACAACAACGTTTCAATCGCCATCTTGAACAATGTGAAGAATTAA